CTATTAATTCACTTCCGAGTTGCGGGTGATTGAACAACTGTTCCATGTCATTATAGTCGCTTTTATATTTTTGGAGTTCTTCGACTTGAGATTTGTAATCATTAATCTGTTTGTCAAAGTCACCTTGTCGTTTCTCATGATAACGCAATGATTCATACATTTTATTTGGGTCTTTGGCCCAGTGCGATTCAAAACGCTTATCCCCTTCCCATGAATTTATAGACTCGCTTTCAACTTGTCCATTGTTATTGCCCAAAGTGTCCGTATTCTCGCCTTGCCCAAATGTAACATGGGTGACTTCTGGTTGGACTTGCTCCGGTGCAACATCAGCTTGGATGTCTTCTGCCATCGGTTTTCCTCCTAAATTTTTCTAAGATAGTATTTTATCAAGTTCGAAAAATGGGTCCGTCTTCAAGGCACTGTCTGGGTCGTTTTCTGGTAATTGCTTACCCGTTATCCGAACAATGCAAGAATCAAGAGCCATAATTGCCTCTTTAGTACTACCTTTTGCTATAGCGTCCTTGGCTTCCTCTAATTTTGAAACCAATGACATGGGCGTGTATCCGCCAAAATCTTCAAGAGTATATTGTAACTTAGACTCTTTTTCAGTCTTTTCGGTATACTCTTTTTTATCTTCTTTATATTCGTTTTTTTCAGGCTTTGGGCCACCAAAAACAATCATAATACCTTCTTTTTTATCTTTATTCTGCACTTGGGGCTGCCTCAATAATATCTATTAAATCGTCTTTTTTAAGTCCGGTTACATCTAAATCAGGCTTAGCTACTTGCACCAATGAAATAAGCTGGTCCTTTTTCAACTTAGACAAATCTGTCACGCTTTCAGAGTCAACTTCTGCACCCTCTTCAATAGGCTCTTTTACAATGTATTCTTCAAAAAGCTCAGAAACTAAGCTGGCTGGCAACACAATCTCAGCTCTGTCGAACTGTATTTTGTAATGCGTCTCTTGATAGCCTAGCTGCCCCGCAGGCAAGATGCCATTACACACAAAGGCTAAGGAAATATCTTTTTTTAGTTCTAGGCGTTGCCCATAATATAATTCCATGCTTTTATAATACTTACCTTAAATTTAATATGCATTTTATTTGTTTTTACTAAATGATTAACTAATTTTACTTTTTGTTAAAATAAATTTAATGCTTGCATGTTATAGTGCTTGTATTATAGTGGTATGGATAATCCGTTTATCAAATATTTGACCACCTTGTTATCTCAAGCAAAGGCTGGTCATAACACCAAACAGCTACAAAAATATAAAAGATTTTATGACGGGACTTTTAGTCCGCTAACTGGCACTGATGCCAATGGAAATTACACGCTTGGTAACATGGAAAAAGGAAATGCTTTATATAATGTAATAAAGCCGATTGTAGAAACTAAGGCAACAACTGCATTAGACGCAATGATAACGACTTCCGTAAAGCCTGCTAATCTATCTCATCAGACATTTGATAATTTAAAGCAATTAGAATCAATCGCTGACATTCTTAATGATTGTTGGGAAAACATTAAAAGAAGTTCGGAATTACCGAATATCTCACAAAAAATAATGCGTGACGGCTCTATATATGGCGTAGGTATTGCTAAGGTGATATGGAACCAGTCAGTCAATAATGGCTTAGGGGATATACGTATTGAACGTGTCAGTCCTTTAGACTTTTATCCTGAACCAACCGCTACAAGCATAGAAAACTGCAACTATATATTTGTAAAGCGTGTTATTAGTCGTTTTGACTTAATAAACCAATACAAAAACAATCCAGAAGTCTTAAAGAAAATTGATGAACTAAGCTCGCCATCGGCAACTATCAATATGGGGGAGCCAACCAATAAAGTTGTTGCTGGCAAGGTAACGGCTAACGGGGTAACTACTGGCAGTGAAATGTACTTAAATCAAGGTAGTTTAAAGCCTTCTGGAACTGAACATAACATTGAGCTGTATGAATGCTACTTAAAAGATGACACCGTTCTTATTCCATTAGACGATGAATCAGATCAAGACAAGGAAATGAAAACCGAAGAGCGATTTAAATACCCGAACGGGCGTTTGATAATTTTTTCTGGTAAAGAAATTTTAGAGGACAGGCCAATAGATTACCCCTTTGGCTTTCCGTTTGCCATTTATTCGCCGACGCAATCTGATAGCATTATGGGGCAAGGCGACGTCGAAGACTTAATGCAAATACAAAGTCGATTAACACGCGCATATTCTAAGCTTCAAGAACTTTTAGAAAAATACAAATCACAATTAATTGTTCCTGTAAATTATAAAAGAGCGTTTGAGCAGAACTTTGATCTCATATACAGCAAGCCCGGCGATCCATTAGTTCAGCCACTACTTATCACCAACAAGCTAACGCAAGATATTCAAATTATACGTCAACATATACAAGACTTAAAACAGGATGCATACAAGATCGCACGTATTAATGAGATTATGTTATCGGGGGAACGTCCAACAGGCGTTAATAGTGGTCAGATGGTACGTGACTTAGTTGAGTCGCCAATGTCGTCTATTCGTGAGATGCAACGAAACTTCAAAAACTTTTTAACTGACATTAGTAATAAAGCTGTTGTTTTAATTCAGCTATACTACAACCAACCACGAATTATACGCATGGCAAGCGGCACACGATTTGCGTCAATAGAGCCTAACGATATGGGGGAAATGGAAATAAACATTTATGACCGTGACATGGAAACTAAAGAGCTAAAAGCAATAGATGAAATAAAGTCTGATTTAACTTTAGGTGAGTATGAAATAGAAATCACCGCTGGCAGCTCACTACCACAATCGCAATCGGCAATCGCTGCAACCACACTGCAACTAGCACAGCAAGGCATATTTGGGGATATTAATAACCCAGACGTAAAAGAGCTAATTTTGAAGACGTTGGACTACCCTAACTACCGAGCAATCATCAATAAAATCAAAGAAGAACAAGACGAGCAGTCGCAAGTGCCATTACCTGAGCCAGACTTTAACGCTTACATTAAAAACGTAAACATGAGCTTAAAAGATATCATGGAATTAATTGCTGTTTTGCCTGTAGAGCAACAAGTATCGGCAATTAGTACCATAACTGACAGCTTAGGGCTAACAATGCCACAACCTGCATTACAAGAACAGCCTTTACAGCCTAACTTTATTACGGAAATCGGGTAAATGTTATCTGCTGCACAAAAATACAAAAGATACGACAAGCGCACAAATAAAAAAATGGCTGAGTATAACCGTTCAGGGGGTAGTGTTGCTAAGCCTGTTAGGGATGTATCTAGTGCATCACCAGCACGTAAGCTTACCCGTGGAAAGTTTCTACTACGAAAAGCAACGCAAATCTTAAAACAAAGCCAACCATTGAAAGACAAGAAAGGCAGACCAACACCAGCAGCTATGCAATTCAAACGATGGGCTGCCCCTATACCAAGCAATTACAATTCAGTTAGACGATTGAAACAAATCGGCAAAAACATAGTTGAGCGTCACAAAAAAAAGTAACTAATTATCAAGTAAAATATAAAGGGGTGTGGGTACTAAGACGGGTACCCACTGTTCTTAAGGATTTTACTTTTATATTATAACATATTTTAAGGGCTGGTGTTAAGCGGTCCAGCCCAAAGATAAATAAAAATAACAGTTAGATAATACTATTTATTGACATATAATATCAATTCTTTTTTTATTTTCAATAAATTACTTATTTGTTGATAGGCTTGTACGTCTTTATTTTTAATACCTATACATCCTCTAGTGCCTTCCACGCCGCCGTCTGGATGAATTAACAGTTTAGATCGCTTTGTTTTAAATTGTGGGGTTAGTTTAGCTACCCATGGGAACTCTTTAGCTGTATAAGGCTCTGTTTTACCTTTTATGGCCTTAAGTTTGTAACATTTGTCTATTGTGTACATACCCTTAGGCAAGGCCCCTAATCCATACTTGCCACTAACACACGCATATTTGTTATTGTTTATGCATAAAAACCCAAGCTTTGCATTTACAAATGTGTCTTTCACGTTAAACAATAAATCATATTCTAAAGGGGTCGAATTCGACTGGTTTAAATTATCGTCTTTCTGACGTTGGGAAAACGTTTCATCATTGTCATTTACCGTTTTTTTTTAAGCTTATCGATCGCCCCACCAAGAAATATTCGCAAAACATCTTTTAGTCCGAGAGT